GTTAGTTCCCATGATTGAAATTGAAACTTCGATTCCGGCGTCGGGCCAAGGACCTGAAAGGGATCCTCCACTGACGCCAGCTACCGCTCCAAGGCACCAGGACGGTAGCACCGCGGGACCTCCGCGGAACAAACAAAAAGAGGGTTCGCCGGTTCACTCCTCTCCGGCAAAGAAGAAAGCAGACTTCGAAAAATTGTGTCTAATCTGTGGTATGTCCAATCACGGATCGGCGATGTGCCGAAACAAGGACAAAAATCCTGATTCATTGAAACCTAAGAAAAAGGGGGAGTCAATGAAGAAGGTCGGAAAGTACGGGCAAGCTCTTGAATCGTTGGTTGGTGAGATAACTAAGATTGCTGGAGAGCGTGACGCACACCGGGAAAAGATGCTCGAAATGAAGGAGAAGATTGTACCTACTCTCTCCCCCGAAGCCAAGCTCAAGGCCGAGCTGGTGAAGACCTTGAAATCTCTAGATCCTGAAGATCAACGGAATTTCGCAAGATTCAAACGCCCTTCTGGGTGCTCAACGATCGATAGTTTTTGGACTAAGATTGACCTGGTTGAGTTGGATCTGACCGAATGGAAGTTTCTTCTAGGCGAACTGAATCACTTTATCACCCTTAACGGGGTGCGGGACCATAGTGTAAGGGGCGCTGAGGATCGGGAAGTTTTCTGGGCCAATGCAAAAACAAAAGATTCTATTTACTGGGAGGAGCATATCCCGGCGAAGGAATCGAAACTTGTCCTCAAGAATCAGTGGTGGCTCTTTTATCTACTGCTCTGGATGGGTTTCAGCCTACCTCTCCTGACTTTGTACTGGATGTACAATTTCTGGTTCAACTATTGGTATGACCTCGCGTCATTCGGTGTTCTTTGGCAATTGGTTGCGGGTGTCCGTGCCTTTTGGGCCCTAAAAGATCACTGCGACAAGACTGACGATTACATATGGAAGAACCCTAAGAACACTACCGTTAGGCTCACTCACTTACTTTGCACGGAAGAAGTGAATGAAGCTTTAAGCGCCAAAGCAGCCGTTGACTACAGAAACTATTCTCTTCGATTTGCCCCTATCATGGGCAGATGCGAATTGAAGTCTGTTAGGCACCAAGTTGTTGTTAGTCGCCGTAAGTCTAACGGGAAGACTGGATTGCAGGAGGAAATCAAATGGACGGATGCCCTGAACTATCGTATGTACCAAGACGATCCTACAGAGTGTCCGGTCGCTATCGGGGGCCTTCTCCCGTGCGACATCAAAAGGGCTTTTCCTAGCTCAGGTCCAATCCTGAGCGGAAGTCTGTATGATGCCACCTTATTCAACTGGCTCAGGACCCACCCAAGGGTTTCTGAACACACCCGTGATTTTGAGGATGTTCGCCAATTCCTCAGAGTCGCTTTGTCCACCAATGGTGTAGTCGCTAATGACTTAAACTTTGAGGGTGCGGGTGAAATCTATACCACCACCTTGTTAATGGTGTGCTACGACTGGCTCCATACCAGAAATCAGTACACTAGGAAGCGAGATGGGCCCCAGCAATGGGGTTTTTAGCACCCTCTGCCTGCGGCCGGAGCAGGTGGTACCAATACGGTTACCGTGTGGATGAGGTTCCACTACCGCCATTAAACTGGAAACCAACCGAGACTGAAAAATTTTCGAAGATCATGTTCAAAGATTACAGTCTGCGGTTACCAGAAGCGGTGGGCCTCCCTTCAATGATTATTGGAGGAGCTCTTCCACGTCCAGACCGTGGTGACAACCTGTCTCTTGTGCAGGGGGTAAAGAAAAGGTTGCTGAATGCACGTCCTGAGATAGATACTCTGCGTCTCAACAGGCTGAAGGACTTCGTGTCCCGATGGCTTCGCGAGAATATGATCCCGTTGGAAAGAACGGACGTCTTGCAGCCGGAAGAGTGGATAGATCAATGCAATCAGCCTGAATCTAGAAGAAACGAATACAGGGAGGCCCTGATTCGCTTTCGAAATGGTGAGATCAACAAAAAATCACTTCGAAAGATCAAAACGTTCTGTAAAGCAGAATCTTATGGTGAATATAAGTACCCGCGATCCATAAACGCGAGGAATGACACTATGAAAGTTTTGGTGGGGCCTGTTTTTAAAGCTGTGGAGAAAAAACTCTTCGGCTTGCCATGGTTTATTAAGAAAACACCGAGGGCTCAATGGCCAGCATATATCAGAGATAGGTGCGGTCGCCTCGGGGTCAAGTGCATAGCCACTGACTATTCCTCTTTTGAATCATCTTTTGTACCCGAGTTGATGGCTACCGTTGAGATGCAGTTGTATGACTACATGCTCAGCAGCATCTACGAAGAACTCGAGAAGGATTTGTTCCATTCCCTCCTCGATTTGAATGTATTAGAAAATCGCGGTTTTTTGGCGTCTGTTCTCGGACGTCGAATGAGCGGGGAGATGAACACGTCTCTCGGCAACGGGTTTTCCAATTTAATGTTCAATCTGTTCGTGCTTGAGGAAAAAGGATGCAGTGACATCTCTGGTGTCATCGAGGGGGATGATGGATTATTTGTATTCCAGGGTCCTGTTCCCAGTTCTGCCGATTATCTCAGCTTGGGGCTTGAGATTAAATTGGATGAACACCAGTACTACAACGAAGCGTCCTTTTGCGGCGTTGTTTTTGCTGAAGAGGTTGGTGATAACCTTATGAATCCGTATACGGTACTAGGCAACACGTGTTGGGCCGGTGCTGACTATGCACAAGCTAAGGCGAAGACTCTTCGGGATCTTCAAATTGCGAAAGCACTGTCTACATTAGCTCAGCTTCCCGGTTGTCCAGTCGTGCAGAGTATAGCCCTTTGGCAGCTGCGTGGGGCTAAATACAAAGCGGCGGATAAGAATAGAATATTACAATGGGTATTGCAGAGTAAGCAAACCAATTATTGGAGTAGATTGATCTACCAGGAAACATCGGAATCAAGTATCGAGCCGAGACCAGTTGCTATGGCCTCCAGAGAACTTGTTGCCCGAAAGTACGGTATGAGTATTGACACTCAGCTGCATTTGGAAAAACTTTTTGATGAAAGTTCGAGTAATGTCGACCTCTCGTGTTCAGAATATTTAGGTCCAATGCAGCGAACTGTCTGGAACACCTACGTGCGTGTGTGCCATTACAGTGAGTCCAATTTCCTACAACCTCCAGGATTGGGTCCTAACCGCCCTCTAGAAGGATTAGTCAGAGCCGACTATTGGATCCCTTCAGGCAATATGCGCTACCGCGCATGAGTTTCCCAGACTCGACTCTTAGAGAGAATAAACCGAAACCTCACCAAAAACCCTCTCAC